CAAAGACGTAAACACTCGTCCTACAACCGGATTGATGTATCCTCGTGTAAGGACACGTAGGCGTGGATAAGATAAATATACAAAAGAACAGGATTTAGAGAATGGCATTTTTTCCACTAGTATTAGACACAAGCGACGGTAATCAAATCAAAGAGATTCCCAGCGGAAGCGAATTGAGCATGGCAGGAGTTGAACTTTCCGGCTTGAATAATCTCACTATTGGAGGCGCTTTAAATGGCAATTCCATTTCAACTGTAGGAGATGCAACAATTGGAAATGATGCAATTATTTCTGGAGGCGCAAGTGTAGGTGGTAATCTTTCTAGTGCAACTTTGAATGTGACAGGTATATCCACAGTAGACGATTTAACTGTAAGCGGAACATTAACACTAGGAGCAACAGATGTATCAACTTATCTTGTGCAAAGTGATTGGGCAATTTTAAATCCATCTGATCCTGCATTTATTAAAAACAAGCCCGATATACAAGATGGAGCCACAGTGCTTAACGATTTGACTGACGTGCAAGCAGATGTAACATCTCCTGCTATAGCAGATCCTAGTCGACTTGTATTGGGCTGGGACGCAGGTGGTGGCGCATGGGTTGCAGCAAATCCAGCAGGAGGTATTGACTTAACAGCCTTTAGCGTTACCAATACCGCAGCCACACCTAATAGTAATGGTGATTTGCAATATAACACAGGCACAGGTGAATTCACTTTTGAAAGAGCAGATATTCCACGGTCATTGGCAGATCTTGGAGTGACAAATAACGTTGACGAATCAAACTTTTCAGAGGTAGCAGCACCGGCTAGGTATTTCAAAACAACTGCAATTGTATCAGACAGTTTTATTAACGTAAGTGTTGCACAAGATGATGTTAATGGCGATCAGGTAACATTTTCTTTTAACGATCCAGGGTATCTTACTGCTGAAGCAGACACATTGGATTCTGTAGTAGGAAGAGGTGCTGTTACTGCATTGTCTATACAAACAGGCGATATAACTGCAACCAGCATAGACTCAGTAGCATCTCCAGGAACACCTAATAGTTTAGGCTATAGCAGCGGAATAAGTTTAGATCTAACAGCAGACTTGACTTCTACAAACGGCAATGTTACAATGACCAACGGTCAAATCACAGCTACAAACGGCACAGTCACAGGAAATATTGTCAACGCAACAGATGAGTTCACCGGAGATAGAGTCAATGCTAGCACTGCTGAACTGGTTCTTAATGGAACTAAGGTTACTGTTGAGCCAAATCATTTCAAAATTACACCAAATGTAACACTTCCTAGTTCACCAACTGTAGGCGATTTTACACACAACGGCGACAGTGTAGCTACATATGTCAACGACAAAGATGGAGGAGGAAATCCTGGATGGGTTTGGTTAGGTGGACCTTTTGCTCCAGAGGGTATTATTTTTCCAAACAAAACAACCACAGAACGTAATGCCTTGTCTGGGGTATTAGGAATGGCAATACTTAATGTTACTACTGGCAAACTAGAAGTCTACGACGGATCAAGCTGGATTGTTGTAGGACCATAAATCAAACGCTCCGTTGTGATAAATATATAAAACGGAGAACACTATGCCATTAACATTACCAAATTTAGGAAACATTGTAAACGACGGCACCGGCGACGATCTTTACACAGCATTTACAAAAGTCAATGCAGCACTATCCGACCTTGATACAAGATCAGAACAAACCACAGCGTCTAACACAGAAGATGGATTCCCTGTATTTAGAGAGCAAGTAGGAAGCGAATTACAATTTAACACCTTACAAGTTGATCCGCTGTTTCCAGATAGCATGGCAATACGGGTAGTTAATGGGCAAGTAATGTTAGCCAGCAAACAGGCTAATTTTAGATATGCACTAGACAAGCCAGGTGATCCACAAGATGGTGTTGTGCTGGTTTCTAATCCTTCCAAAATCGTATATTTTAAACCTACACAAGGTGCAGACATTCAACTTAATCGTGTTAATGAAGTAGACGGTGTTTATAATATAGAAGTAGCAATAGATTCACAATTGGTAAGAGAAACTGCTCCGCGTGTCTCTGCCAACCTAGATTTACAAGGTAATGACATTGTTAACATAGGCAGTTTAGACGGGTTAGCTATAGATAGCATTAACGAATTATTCAGTTGGGATTTTGGAGATTTATCTCCAAATCCGTCTAGTATAATTGATTTCATTGTAAATTCAATTGATGTCGACTTTGGCACATATGCAGATCCAAATAATCAAGTAGTGGATTTTGGCGTAATTACAACATAAGGATAGTAAATGAGTTTACCTCAGTGGACAAAAGAAACTGGCGATAGTTTAGGAACAATCAACGAGCGTGAAAACATTGCTATTGATTTGCCTCTTGCTGATACAACTGCAACGACTGTTAGCTTGATTGCTGGAGAATTACCTCCAGGGCTACGTATAGATAATTTTCAAATAAAAGGTGTGCCATTTGAAGTTAATAGAACTAAAATATTTGAATTTACCATCAGAGGAACAACTCTTGCAGGAGTATTAGATAGGACATTTACAATCACTGTAGAAGGTCCAGATGCGCCGGTATGGATTACACCAGAGGGGCCATTAAACATAAGTGCAGTGCCTAATTTAGATTATTGGCTTGACACTGTAAACACTAATTTTGGTCTTAACAAGTCAAACGGCGTTGTATGGCAACCGCAAAGTGTAAGCACATTTGACGGAGCACCGTCAAACTTAGAAGGTGCCGATGGCGAGTATGCATTTGATTTACAAACAAATCAGTATTTTGAGAAAATATCAGGACGCTGGTATAAACTTAATTCAACAATAATAAAAAATATACTAGGAAGTGATATAGATTTATCATCCAGTCAAAGTGTGCCTAATCCTATAAACATAGAATACTGGTTAAACGCAAATAAAGATTTGGGCGGTTTAGACTTGCGCTTGAGAAGGTATAGCGAATCACAAGATGCATGGTTGCCAGTTGAATATACTGTAAGTTATACGCCTCCAATTGATCCAGGTGACAAGCAAATATGGGTAGAAATTTATCCTGAAGACATAAAGTTTAGTTTAAAAATTTATAATTTGCCAGAAATGCAATGGGAAGAATTAAACTACGAATTTACTGACGTCCCACCTGATAGAGCAAGCACAGCATATTTTGTCTTAGACAGCAGTTTTGTAGATTTTCAACTTCAAGCAATTGATACAGACCTAAAAGCTGGAGATAGTTTAAAATTCTATATAGCAGAAGGTGATGGCGAATTACCACCAGGATTAACATTAAACGAGGATGGTAGTATAACTGGCATTGTTGAACCTATACTAAGTCTGGATAAAGATGCAGAACCAGGTTATGATGTAGGTATATTTGATAGATATCCTCATGATTTCACAGTGAGAGATAACGACGGATTTGATAGCTATCTTTATGATACACAATTCTATGGCTTTGCTGACAGGACTCAAATACCAAAAAAACTTAATCGATATTTTAATTTTACTGTAACTGTAGCAGACGATGTAGGAGAAATTACAAGAGATTTCCAAATTTATCTCGTAGGTGATGATTTCTTACGAGCAGACAATACAATTATGAAAAGTGCTACAGGATTGTTCACTGCTGATGTAACATACCTGAGAAAGCCAGTGTGGCTAACTCCAGGTTATCTCGGTGCAAAACGTGCAGATAATTATCAAACAATATATTTAGAAGTATATGATCCTAATACTTTGCTAGGAGTAATTACATATGTTCTTCGTGGAACAAATGATGATGGATCGCCTAGTTTGTTACCTCCAGGATTAGAAATAGACAATACAACAGGCGAATTGGTAGGAACAATTCCGTATCAACCTGCTGTTTCTAAACAATACAGATTCACAGTTGAAGCACAACGTAGCGAAAGTGATTTAGATATTGCAGAAATTTTCTTTAACATTTTTGAAGATACTGTGTCTAACAAAACAGAAATAAGGGTTTTTAAACTTCCTACAGGATTACAAGACGGGCTAGACGATTTAAATAGTTTATTAAATCGAACAATTACAATAGAAAATAATTTTTACACAGTTATTGGAACAGACGATGCTAATGTAGATTATGATATAATCAAACTGGATAGAGGTTTAGAACCTACATATAGAGCAAATCCTTTGACGCTACAAAAGGCCGTAGAGCCCGGCGACAGTGTTTTATATGTAAGATATGATGATTTGTCAAGAGAAATTGATAGAAACTTTTATTATAGCAGAACTTTACAATACAGTAGTGTAAATATTATTGAAATAAAGTCCCAATTAACTGACGGAGTTGATAATAATGCTATAGAACCGTTTGTGTCGTGGACTGTAGAAAGTAGAGATCCAGCTTTTGATTTAGAGTTTAATTATGATGCAGCTGAAGTTGAGCAGTTACCAGGCGATACATTTTCAGATGCCGTAAAACGTTATGTTTTAGAAAAATTAATTAAACCTGCATTGCCTTCGACTGATCAAGATAAGTATGCATTATCAGATATATTGGTAAACATAATATCGCAAAGTAAAATTGAAATTTACACGCCAGAAACAAATCTTACATTAAGTAGGACCAAAATTGACAATGTTTTTCATATAGGTGATAGTGCAACAGATGACAATCTTGTTGATGTTACAAGAGGTGCATCCAACAATCCGGACGGTAGATATTTTAGAGTTTTATTGAACAGTGCATATCCAGGAAGTTTTGTAGCAGGCGCCCAACTTAGCATAGGTGTTCCTGCCGAAACAACAATTGTTGAAAGAATAAATGTTGCAAATAATGAAGTGGTAAGTGCAGTCAAGACATTCACAGTTGATATTTTAGGCGAAGTGGAGAGTGCTATTACTTGGATAACTCCTACAAATTTGGGCACATTGCCTGCTGGTAGGTTAAGTTATTATAAATTAGAGGCTACAACATCATTAGAAGGCGGCAACTTAAAATACGATCTAATTACAGGAAAACTTCCTAATGGACTTACACTTAAAAAAGATGGAGAAATTGTTGGTAGGGCAAATCAATATGCAGAGTCAAACGTGTATAAATCTACATGGAAAAGCACTAGAGCATATGATAAAGGCGATGTGGTAGTATATGAAGGAACAAAATACAAAGCTGTTGTTGATATAAATGCCGGAGGGGATGAGAGTATATTAGAAGACACAGCATTTTTTGAAGAATTTGAATATAACAATGTAGGACTTACAACTATTGATACAAGAACAATCTTTATTGATGGTAGCACAACTACTTTTGATAGAGAGTTTACATTTAAGGTCCTAGCAAGAGATAGATATGGATATAGTGCAAGATCACAAGAATTTACAATTACTGTTGTAGATATAGATCAAAACATATATACAAATCTGTATATGCAACCTTTCTTAAAACAGAATCAAAGAGACTACTTCAAAACTCTTGTAGACAACTATACAATATTTGAACCTGAATTTATTTACAGACCCTATGATCCAAATTTTGGAATTCAAAAGAATTTGAAATCATTAGCATATGCAGGCATTGAACAAAAGACATTGGCAAATTTTGTGTCTGCTGTAGCTAAAAATCACAAAAGGAAAAAATTTACTTTTGGCGATATTAAAACAGCAGAGGCAAGGCAGCCTGGTTCAAACGATGTAGTATATGAATTAGTATATGTAGAGCTTAAAGATCTACAAGAACCCGTGAAAGGACAAATACCCCAGGTTACCAAAATCAGGACAAAGAACACAACCCTTATTAACGAAGTTGATATTGAAATTAAAGACGATGACAGCAACATAGATATAGGTTTACAATTTTTTGAAGTCTTCAGTCGTGACCTAAACGATGTCGTATCTATACGTGCCGAAAATGCAGTAATTGAAATAGAAACTCGTGATAGTGGTGTTATACAACTACCAGCTGCTGGTGTTATATCAATATTAGATAGAAATAATCAAGTGGTGAATATAATTGCAACCACTACATCCAACAATTCAAGTCCGGCGCCAATGCGTTTTAGACCAATCGGTCAAACTATAAGCATTGACAGCGATGCATTGATTGTGAGCGATCAAAAAGATCAATTTAGATACGTTAGTAACATTAGTAATATGCGTAAAAGAATTGCTGCTATTGGTGCAAGTGAACGTGAGTTTTTACCTTTGTGGATGAGAACCAGTCAAGAAGGCAGTATAAGAGAAATTGATTATACATTAGCTGTTCCTATCTGTTATTGCAAAGCAGGCTCAGGACAGCGTATTAAAGAAAACATACAACAAAGTGAATTTAATTTTTCATTAATAAACTATGAAATAGATAGATATATTGTGGATGCAACCACCGATAATCAATCGGAACAGTATATTCTATTTCCAAATTATAAATTTAATGTGTAGAATATTATAAATAAATGTAGCGAGGAACTAAGATGGCAAGTAGCATTATACATACAACAATAGATGAACAATATCCTGTAGCAGGTGTTGATAACGATAGTCAAGGTTTTAGAGATAATTTTTCTATAATCAAAGATAACTTTAGTATTGCAGCAAACGAAATTACCGATCTGCAAGATAATGTTTTGTTACGTGCCCCTTTAACCGGACAAGACACAGCAGCCTTCGAAACACAAAATAGTTTAAATAATGCTACACTATCCACATTAAATTTAAAATCTGCTACGCTAGAATCTAACAACACTGTGGCAGGTGATGCAGATCGCACAGTATCATTTAATGTAGGACACTATTTTCCTATAACTGTTGATACAAGTTTAACATTGACATGCTCCGACTGGCCGAGTGAACATTATGCAGAAATCTACATAGAATTGAAAGCGTCAACTAGCAATCAAGACACAGTGACATTTGCAAGCACAAATTCAGGCGGTGCACCAACTGCTACTTATCTTGTAGACACTGCAACAGAAGCATTGTCATATTGGACGACTAGAACCTTAACATTAGATAGTGCAACAGATCCAAGAGATATTGTAAAACTTTGGACTGCTGACGGTGGTATCACTGTCTTTATCCAACATGTAGGAAGATTCCAATAAAATAATGCATCCTGGTATAACAGATCTAAGTGAATTTACTGATACCCAGCTTGAGGAAAAATTAATAAAGCTGAACAGATATTATTTTACTACAGATAATCCTGATCTACGGCAGCAAATGATTCTTGTTATGGATTCATACAAGAGCGAAATAGAAATGAGAAGAGCTGCTGCAAAAAAACAACAGTTAGATGCAAGCGGCGATAATGATCTTGACAATTTAATAAATGTATCGTAAAATACATAGATGCTCATGAAGACAGACGAACTTGGTATTCCGCGATTTAGTAATCGTAATCTTATAGATATGATCTATTCGGGTCAGCATGACAAGTGCCATGTAGTATTGTGCGAGTCAACTGATGATGTAGATAAATTCAATAGTGCAATGGAAGCACAAGGTATGGATCTATTGCAGAAATACATTCCGTTAGATGTAGATCAAAAGACTTTTGACGGTGTATGTCAAAGTGAATGGTTTATGCCTGACGAATACAAGAACATGGACATTTCAGAATATTTACAAAGTAAATGTAAAACACAAGAAGAACTTACACGTTATTTTGAAGAATATGCAGAGTTTAACAAACGAGGTATGCTACCGCTATTACGCTATATGGTTTATCTTGTGGACTTTATGCGTGAAAACGATATTGTATGGGGTGTAGGTCGTGGATCAAGTGTAGCAAGTTATGTGCTATATTTGATTGGTGTTCATAAGATAAACAGTATAAAATACAATTTAGATTGGCGTGAGTTTTTACGAGACTAAATATATACGCACATAAAGGAGACCATACGATGCCAATGAGACAAAAAGGTAGGAAAATTTACCGCACAATGCAAGGAAAGCAAATTGATTTAGATCTGCTTATCAAAAGAAATGAGTTGACACCTGCTGTGGGTAATGCTAAAGTAAACGCTAGAGGTGACGAATTAGGCCCAGGTGGTAAAATTATTCGCAAGCGTGAAGAAGTTGTTAAGGAATACTACAAAGGTAGTAAACCTGTAGTCAATGAAGAAGCAGTGTCACAGGAACGTGTTGCTAAAGAAGCAACTCCGGCACCTGTCAAAGCAACTGCTGCTGAACAAAAAATGCTTGACGAGTTTGATAGCGAACCTGTTCCACCTAAAAAGTCAACCCCTGTAAAATCAACTGCCACTAAAGAAGAAGAGTGGGTAGAAGATGAAGAAGGAAATTTTGTTAAAAAAGGTGACTAATGTCTATTAATTTAAACACTATTGCTGGCACTCTAAGACCAATAGGCAACAGAGTATTAGTAAAAAATATGTTTTTCGGCGAACAAAAGACAGCCGGAGGACTAATCATTTCAGATGATGATGGTAAAACCCGTGGTATCTATCCACGCTGGGGACAAGTTCATGGTAAAGGTCCCGATAATAAAGACGATTACGCTGTAGGCGATTGGGTGTTGGTAGAACACGGACGTTGGACACGAGGCGTAAAAATTGACGAAGGTGAAGGTGATCTAGAATTGCGTATGGTCGAAGCAGAAAGCATTCTTGCTTTTTCTAGTGAAAAACCTGAAGATGTCTTTATTGGTCAAGAATATTCAAACGGTGATACAGCTACTATTGATCCCAGCAGTTTTGTGAGAGCGTGATGACAAATCCATTTGCAGATATTGAACGCTTTGGCTCGGCGTGTGATCAAGAGCCATCAGAAGCAAACTATGATATGTATCTCGGTCTTATTGCAGAAGAATACAATGAGCTTGCAGATGCTATAGCAGCAGATGACCGTGTAGAA